CACTTTTATTGAATCCTGTCAAGTCTCAACCTTTGGTTTTGGTGGCGGAATTATGACCTGATTACACTCAAATTTTATATATATTCTGTGCTCATTGACATCATTTGGCCCTATTTCTATTAATTTTTCTTGAGACTTAGCATAGCCATCTATCATACACTCATAAATTGTAGGGTGTGTTTGAGGCATTGTATATGGTGGCAGGCAAGTGTTTACAGACCCACTACACATAATCATTGTAAGTATGAACTCCATAAAACTATCTACCTTGTTTTTATATGAATGTAAATATATCTTGACTTCAAATGGGCATTTTGTATTATCATGGGATAACAAGGATGGTAACTTATGAACAAAAAAGAAATAATCTTTAAGATCAATACTCTTGTCGAAATGTTATATATGACAGGACAAAAAAAAGGTTTTGAAGAAGGTGGAGAAATATTTTCTCCTGGCATATCAAGTAAAGGATCAGATCCACACCCAAGCCGTGGCATTAAGTCCTGGAGTGCAAAATCATTTACAGTCAAAATTCATGACGAAGACGATACGATTGAGTTTTGGGTAGATGGTGAACTTAAAAACAGACATCAATCTAATGCAGCAGCTATCAAGTTTGAGCAATTACTTATGCAAATAAAAGATCAAATGGCTAGTTGGAATTCTTTAGATCTTAAGAAGGAGAACTAATGAGCAGACGCGATGGAGATAAAGACTATCATTGCAACTGGGTAGCATTTTCGAAAGCTGTCCATAACATAATCAAAGATGTACCTACATATACTTCGGAAGGTATTATGTTGGACCCGGAAGATTATCGTTGGGCCTATGCAGTGAAAAGGTTGATTAATACTATCTTCGAACCTGAAGGTGGTGATCGAGGTATTGCATTCTTTGATAAGGAGATAGCTAATCAAACTATCAAATCTGATTTACTTCGAAGAGATAATAAAAAACTAACACCATGATTGCTGTTGGAATTTTAAAAACTATATTGTTGGTAAGTTTATGCATTGGCATATTCTTACCACGATTTAGTCTTTTAGTTTTAGTATGCACTTTATGGTATTTTATGTAGGAGGATTATGGAACTAGGTAAGAGCGAAAAAGGTAATATTTTATATACCTGCGAACATCACGGAAAAGACACTTATCATTTAATTAAAAATACTATGCACAACTATCATGGTTATGTGTACGTTTGGTTTAAAGATGAGGAACATGGTGATGAAAAGATGTGGGTAAAAATCACAAATGGTAATGCAGATAAGGGTATTGGAAGATTAAGAAATCGACCAGTTAATTTAAAAATGAAGTTTAATGATAAAGTTAAGTTTGAAACTGATAAGGAGGGAATAACTTATGGACGTAAATAAATGGAAATCTGTAGCTGTAAGAAAGAAATCTCACACGTTGCTGCAGGCGCTGTGTTTAAAAGAATATCGAAAGCCAGCCGAGTACATAGAGCTTTTGATTGATAAAGAGGTAGTAAGAAGAGCTAAAGATAGAGGTATGACACCTGAGGCTTATGAGACTAAAATAATGAAAGACATGGAGAAGACTGGAGGTAAAAATGGCAGACGCAAATGAGTCTACATTTTATAAAAGCTGTCCGAGTTGCGATGGCAATCATTATGTAAAAAGGGTGCTACCATCAAATGTCTTGCAATTAGATGGTGATGACTATATGAATTGTCCTATATGCGTCGTACAAATAGACGAGACCACGGACAACGGACCAGTAACGGAATTGAAATGATAGGAGGCACCTTCATCAATGAGTTACCATCATCGATCTTCCAAGGAGTTGTCTCCTGTCAGAAACAGGAGCAATGCACACAGAATACGAATCAGAACCGGTTTCATCAGAAACAAGGCTATGGAAGGCAGTCTTATGGAGAGCATTTGACGACCTATTCTACAAAGGCCTTGAACGTTCTCTTGTTGTGGCTAAAAAATCAGCTAAACTTTGGTTTCAAAACAGAGATAAAGATTTTAAGTTAGTATGTCTTTTTGCTGCTTACGAGCCAGAGTATGTTTTAGATCAGTACAACAGGTTAAGAAAAACAAGAGAAGATTTCAGCTACACACAGGAACAAAAAATTTATTTGAAACAAAGGGAGAGATATTTAAATGACTATCGAAGGAGATTCTAAAGATTACGATTTACTTGCATCTTGGAGTGAAAGAGTTGCAAAACATTTTAAAAATAAAATTATGTTAACTGCCGAGATCGGTATGAGAAAAGGTTTGGGAACTAAATTAATCTTAAACTATATCCGACCAAATTACTCAGGATTACATTTTCATGTCAGTATAGATCCTTATGGTGATCTTGTGTACGAACATTACGATAAGACTCAACCAAGTAAAATGGATTACAATGAAAAAATGTTTGCTGAAACTAAAAAAGATTTTGCAGAGGAACCAAGATTCAATTTGTTAAACATGACCGATAGAGTTTTTATGGAGAAATATTATTATGGTGTAGAATTTTATTGGGACTCTAAAGAGTATTTGTTGAATGAGTATGCGTTGGTGCATTTTGATGGTCCACATAAAACTACAGATGTTATTAACGAAGCAGTCTTCTTTGCAGAGAGAGCTGCTCCAGGTGCTGTATTTATTTTTGATGATTGGCAGACATATGATTGCAATATAGTAAGAGAAGTGCTAAACCGATATGGATTTGAATTCTGTAGCAATGGCTCCAGGAAGATGATAGTGCAAAAACAAGATGAAAAAATTAATATTAAAAACGATAGTAAAACTTAGAATGTTCTATGCTGATGTTAGAGGCCATCATGGTAAACGTTGGAACTATGAACCCGGTGATCATTACATGAGAGGTAACAAAAATAAAAAATGACAATTGGATTTGGTTTTGGAATGTTATTAACTGGCTTAGTAGCAATCCTAATTGGAGCAATAGCAACTTGGTACATTATTAATAATTATGTCGACTTGGAAAGAGATAAGTAAAGAAGAATTTGAAGGTAAAATAAAAACATCAGCTGATTATGAAGCTGAAATAGAATTACTTAAGAAAAATCATACTATTGAAGTTGAAGGATTAAAGGCAGATCTAATGGCTAAGGACCAAGAAATTGGTAGACTTATGCATAAAATTACTGTAAAGAAATAACAGGTTAAGTTACTTAACCCTTTCATATGGTGGGGAAAGCGAGAGTGGACCCCACTTAAAAGCTCTCTTTAGGCTTTTAGTTAACTAGGTGGGCAGCATTATCTCGATTCGAATTGTTGCCCATCTTCTCTACTTTTGTTCTGATGTTTCACGTGAAACTTGAATTCTTCTTACCTATATAGATACTTCTAAGTAAATAATATTTATTTTACTTTTTACATCGATAGTACACAGACTCACAGAAAACATACGATTAGTAAGCAATACCAACACTTATTTTGTCATAGTAGTACACAGAAAGTACACAGAATTTCATGATACTAAAGGGCTGGTGATCTTTAGGTAATTTTGATATATACATAGTTAAAATAAT